CCACCGCCCCCTGAGCCGCCCCCCGCGCCTCCGCCCCCTCCGTCTGAAACCGCAGAGACGTTCTCGGCAACACGCCAAGGTGAACGCACCACCACCCAACGTGGTCGGCGTCCCGGCACTGTCAGCTCTCTCGCTGTAGGCCTGCAGGTCCCCGGCGCTGGCGGTGGTGTGAACGTCCCGTAAGGAGACATAATGAACCAAGAGGCAGAAACCCCAACTGCCAGCAATCGTTATCATCAGCTTCAATCTTTCCGCTCACCATTCGTGGACCGAGCTGACAAGTGCGCGAAGCTGACGATCCCCACGCTCTTCCAGAAGGACGTGACCAGTGCTGGCAGCATGAAGATCAAGGACCCTGATCAGAGTTCTGGTGCGCGTGGCGTCAATGCCTTAGCGTCGAAGATGCTCCTGTCCTTGCTCCCGATGAACACGCCGTTCTTCAAACTGAACACCGACGTGATCGACCCGGAGCTGAACTCCGATGAAGAGCTGCGCAACGAGGTCTTGAAGGGCCTCGGCATGATCGAGCGTCAAGCACTGCGTGATATCGAGAACAGCGGAGATACTACCCTCGTGTTCGAGGCGTGTAAGCATCTGCTCGTCACCGGCAACTCCCTGTTCTACGTCGGGGAGAAGGCGTCCCGCACATACAACCTCAACAAGTACGTGGTCATGCGTGACCCGGACGGGGAATGGAGGGAGATCGTTATTTGCGAGGAAGTCTCGACGTTCGCTCTCTCTGGCACGATGCGTGAAAAGATCACGGCTGCAGGTAAATGGCCCGACAGCCCTGAGAAAACCCTCAAGATGTACACCCACGTCACCCGTAAAGACGGCCACGTGATGTGGCATCAGACCGTCGCAGACATCATTGACGAGGACACAAAGAGCAAGGTCCCTGACGAGGCCAACCCGTGGATACCACTGCGCATGTTCGTCGTGGAGGGTGAAGACTACGGGCGCTCCTACGTCGAGATGTACCTCGGCGACCTGAACAGCCTCGAGGTCCTGACCAAAGCCGTGAACGATGCGTCTGCAGCGGCAGCCAAGGTCTTGTTCCTCGTGCGTCCGAACGGCACGACCAGTCCTCAGGTTATTGCAAAAGCTCCGAACCTCTCCGTCCGCTCTGGTGACGCCAACGACGTGACTGTGCTCCGCATGGACAAGCAAGGCGACCTCCGCGTGGCGCAGGACATGATCACCGTGATCGAGCGCAGGCTGGCTTATGCCTTCCTCATCAACGCGGAAGTCATGCGTGACGCCGAGCGTGTCACTGCAGAAGAAGTGCGCTTCGTCGCACAGGAACTCGACTCAAGTCTTGGCGGCATCTACTCGCTGTTGTCCAAAGAGTTCCAACTCCCCTACGTCCGACGCCGTCTGCACCTGTTGCGCAAGAACCAGCGCATCCCGAAGCTACCGGCAAGTGTCAAGCCCGTGATCGTCACCGGCTTTGCCGCCCTTGGCCGAGGACACGACGCGGACAAGCTTATGCGTTTCCTCGAGAAGGTTGAAAGAGCAGCGGCGAACCCCGCGTTGGCTCAGTTCGTCAACATCAACGAGCTGATCGCCCGCTTTGCTGTGGCTGACGGCATCGAAACCAACGGTCTCCTCGTCCCGAAACAGGTGCAAACTCAGAATGCAGAGCAACAGCAAGGCATGGGGATGATCGACAAGCTCGGGCCTGAACTGATCAAGCAGGCAGGTCCTCTCATCCAACAGCAAATGCAAGGAGCCACTGATGGCAGCTAAGAAGCAAGAACCGGCTAAGGCCGTCCCGTCCACCCCCGGTGAAGTATCGACCGGCAAACGTGAACCCGTGACCGACAAGATCGGCAAAGACATCGAACGGACCACCTACTGATGACCGAAAACACAGAAGCTCAATCCCTCGAAATCGAAGTGTCAGCCGACGGCTCTTCCGCTGCCGCATCTTCGCAGGGCGATCTTCTGGCGGGAAAGTTCAAGACCCAAGACGACCTCGTGAAGGCGTACAAGGAGCTTGAAACGAAGCTGGGGCAACCGACGCCCCAGCAATCCGCTGCGGAAGAAGCCGAGGATACCACCGAAGAAGAAGCTGAGACCACCCCGGAAGGCGAAGAAGAAGATGCCGAAGCCGGTGCTGAACCCAAGTACCCGGAGTACGGCGAGGCGGTGTCTGGCATCCTTGAAGAAGCTGGCATTGACCCGAGCGCTGCTGCTGCTGAGTACGCAGAGAACGGCAGCCTGTCCGAGGAGACGATCCAGAGCTTCGTCGATGGAGGTATCCCACGTGAAATTCTTGACGCATACCTGCGTGGTTTGGCGTCCGCTCAGGCTGATGCTACGGCTGGCGCTGAAGCTGAGGTCGCTTCGATCAAAGCTGTTGCTGGCGGTGAAGAAGGCTTCGCAGAACTGGAGCAATGGATCGCCCAGAACGTGCCTGCCGACGACGCGGCGGCGTACATCGAAGCTGTCAACTCCGGCGATGCGGCCAAGGGTCGCCAAGCCGTTGAAGACATGGTCGCACGGCGTACTGCTGATCTCGGCACTGAAGGTAAACTCGCTGGCGGCAAGACCCCCGGCGGTGTCCAAGGCTACGCCACCGAGTCCGACATGTTGGCGGACATGGCGAAGCCTGAGTACAAGACCAGTCAGTCCTTCCGTGATCAGGTCGCAGCCAAGATCGCGGTATCGAACATCTTCGTGACCCGATAAGGAGGAAGCCATGGATTTCCTGTGGTTCTGGGAGAACATGGACCGGATCGGACTGATGATCCTCGGGGTCCATGGTTTCGCTGTTGCAATCGTCAACGCTACTCCCACACCGAAAGACGACAAGCTGCTCGGCAAGATGTACCCGATGATCGAGGCCTTCGCTGGTATCTTCACGCTCCGTGCCAAGCAGTACCCCGGTGAGGGGGAAGGCCAGTGATCGGCAACCGCCTCATGGCCTTAGGCATCAGCGCTTTCGCTGTGGCGGCGCTGGTCACCTACGTCTGGGTGAGGCTCAACAGTGTCGAGGCCCTAGAGGATGAGGTGATGAACCTCGAGCAAGCAATATCAGTCAAGGAGGAAGCCTATGAAGTACGTACACGTCCTGTGCCTGCTACTGTCAGCGACATTCTTGACCGCATGTAGCTGGCCCGACAGCCTTCGCCTCCCTCCGGTCAATGATTGCCAATGGGCAGACGAGATCAGGTTCCGTCCTGAGACGAAACAATGGCTGTTGGGCCTTAACTGGCCCCAGTCTGCGTACGCCGATTTCAACCAGATCGGTGACCATAACGAGTTGTGGGAGACCTACTGTAATTAGGTTCCACCATTGCAAACAGAAGCCCCCAAAGCTCTGCGCTACCGGGTTCCAGCGTGTGAGCCTCTTGGGATGGCTTCTGTTTGCTCTTGGAAAGTGGCCGAGAGGTAAGGCAGCAGGCTGTTAACCTGTGTTACGCTGGTTCGATCCCAGCCTTTCCAGCCAAAGGCGCGGTAGTGAAATGGTATCACGCGAGGTTCATGCCCTCGAGTTGATGGTTCAACCCCATCCTGCGCAACCAACCACCCTCTGAGTTTGAGAAGCCACCATCGCTTGTAAGCGAGCTGGCAACCCAAAGACACACACGAGCAGAACGCTTGGCCCGCTGCGGCGGACACCCCTGCAGGAGCGAGTGCGAGTCACGGGAGCAATCCCCTTACTCAACTCAAGAGGCATCCAATGGCAAACGCTGTCATTTCTCAACTGGGCGTCGTCAACGCAGCCACTCCGGCAGACTATGACGAGGCCAATGCTCTGTTCATGAAGCAGTTCACCGGCGAGGTGATCACTGCCTTCAACGAAATGAACATCTTCATGCCGCTGCATATGGTCCGTACCATCTCGCAGGGCAAGTCGGCATCCTTCGCCCACATGGGCAAGGCGTCGGCCCGCTACCACACTCCGGGTGTTCCGGTCCTCGGCTCGAACAAGTTCAAGCACAACGAGACCGTGATCAACATCGACGACAAGCTGATCGCAGACGTCTTCATCGACGAGCTGGAAGAGCTGAAGAACCACTACGACGTGCGTTCGGAATACTCCAAGCAGCTTGGCGCAGCTCTGGCCCGCGAGTTCGACACCAAGATCGCCCGCCTTGTGGCACTGGCCGCTCGTGCGTCCAACAAGATCGACGATCTCCCCGGCGGCTCCCGCCTGACCAACGCCTCGGCCAAGACCGACGGCACTGTCCTGACCTCGCTGCTGCACTCCGCTGCTCAGACCTTCGACGAGAAGGATGTCTGGGAAGGCGAACGCTACGGCGTGTTCAAGCCCGCGCAGTACTACCTGCTCGTGCAGAACCGCGACAACCTCAACCGCGATTGGGGCGGTGTCGGTGATGCTTCCAAGGCTGTCCTGCCGGAAGTTGCTGGCATCACGCTCCAGAAGTCGAACAACGTCCCCGACGCTGTGGTTGCTGCTGTCACTGGTGAACGCAACACCTACTCTGGCGACTTCACCACGACCGCTGGTCTGGTCTTCCAGAAGGCCGCTGTCGGCACCGTGAAGCTGATGGACCTCGCCGTCCAGAAGACCGGCGCAGACTTCAACGCCATGTATCAGGGTGACATGATGCTGGCCAAGTACGCGATGGGTTCCGGTGTCATCGACCCGGCCTCCGCCATCGAGCTGGCAACTGGCGCTGTCGCCTAATCTTCTCTCTCCACTGGGGGACTCGAGCTTAACCGCTTGGGTCCCCCTTTTTTTTCGGGATAAGCA